GGCAGTTGTCGATCATGTCCTGCATATTCTGCGCAATCACCATCATGGTGCTATCGCCCTGGCTGCGATCAATGCGCTTTGCCTCAGCTGTCTCGGCGCTCAGCTTCTGACCTAGCACTGCGGACAGCCCTAGCTCATTGATCTGCAGCGCAAGCTGCTCAAGTCTGCGGAACTGCGCGTCAAAGCTGCGACCGGCTGGCTCGATGTACTCGGCGCGGCCTTCGGCTGGAAATGCGATCGCCTCTCCGGGTCCAGCTGATACCTCTTCGGCTGCTGACGGGAACCCGTAGAACGCCAGCATCGGTACCGCCGAGATGTGCAGCTGGTTATCAAGATCCGACTGCACCTGATAGGTCTTGAGGTTCAGCTCTGCAATGTCTTCCAGCGGCGGACGGGATTCCATGAAGTCATGGCGCTGCGCATAGGCAATGCTGAACGGGATCTGATTAAGGCTTGTGCGGCCTTCATCGACGACTGTGAACTCACCGCTGTCGGCTTTGCGATGGATGCGGTACTCGCCAGGCGTCAGCACACGAACCTGCTCGACGGCCTTCTCGCCAAACTCACCATCTGGCACCGTGACCACTTCCGCCAGCCGCAGCTGGGTCAGCACCTGCCTGCCTTCTTGCGTCTCTGTGCGCCAGCCAAGGATCTGCCGCGGTGTGTAGGTCACCCAGTAGGGTCTGCCGCCATTAGACGGTGCATCCACCAATGTGCCAACGTGGCCATAGCGCACCATCTTACGGGCTGCCTCATAGGTCCACACGTTGAGGTCGTTGCCTTGCAGGTCTACGTCAAATAGCTGTTCACGGATGATGTCGGCGGTGTCATCCAGCCTGACGGGCTTGCGAGTCAGCATGCCCGCCAGCATGCGCTCTAGGCGGATGTAGTACGGCGGGCAGACGCTACGGGATAGGCGATTGTCGTAGGACTCATCCAGCTCGCGGGGCTCCTGCGGCAAATAGCGGCGATGCTTTTTACGCATCCCATAGGTGCCCTGCAGCAGATCTTCAATCAGCAGCCAATGCGGCTCTTGCGCATACCAATTCGTATTTGGGTCGTTGACCTTTGCTACGGTGCGCTGCGCTAGCGGCCGGTCATAGAAGTTGTAACCGCTATACACGAGCGCTAGTTGCTGAGAATGCCATCAGTTTACGGCTTCAGTCATTGATGGGCTGTCTAGTAAAGCCTGATGCCAGTGCTGCGGCCAGCGCCAGCATGCAGCGGGTTGAACTCACGCCACACCAGGTAGCCGAGCGCGTCGTTCATGTGATCGAATCCTGCGTCCTTGTCGGGTTCGCCCTTGTCGCTGTAGCACTGCAGCTCTAGGCATTCGATCACGCGGCGGCAACCCTGCGCCACCTGCAGCCGCACCTGCCCTTTGCCGTTCTCCATCAGCGCCTGCACAGCCGATACCCGATCGCGCACTGGCGGGTTGCTGCGTGGTGACTGATTCGACATGCCGTAGGACTCCAGGATCTGGATGTCGGTCTGGCTGGCGTTGGTGCTGCGGCTGCCGCCGCTGGCGTCTGGGTAGACGTAGATCTGCTGCTGCGGGTGCCGCCTGCGGATCTCTTGCGCCAATGCGTCGGTGTCATGCGCACCGGCGATCTCGTCAATCACCAGCAGGCCATTGCCAAGCCGCACGGCGATCACGGCAGACATGTTGCCCACGTTGAAGTCAATGCCAACGCGGATCGGCTCGCGGGTGATGTCCGGCACTGTGGCGGTGACATGCTTTGTCCGGTCAAAGCGGTCATACACCTGCCCAGTTGTCAGGTTGACGAACTCGCCGTCGAGGTACGCCCGCAGCAGGCTCGGGTCGTAGTTCGCCTGCAGCCGTTCGATGAAGTCTGGCGGCAGATGCGGATTGTCTGCCGTGCGCATTTTGATTAGCTGCCGGTCTGGGCGCTGCCTTGCCTCGTCGCTGCCGAATGTGTTCCACATCCACCGGAACCCTTCTGGCGTTGATGCCGCGCCAAACTGCCGCACATTGCCCGAGCGCAAGCGGCCGAGGATCTTAGGGAATGCCTTGTTAGCAATGCTTGGCGTTACGGTGTCGATCTCATCAGCCAGCACCCAGGCAAGGTTCAGGCCGATGATGCGCGACCAGTTCTCAAAGGATCGGCACAGGATCTTGGTGTCCCCGCCTGGCAGGTGCAACATGTATTCCGGCAGCGGTGATGCACGGAAGGTGTACGGGATGTCGTACGCCTCTAGGAATGCCTCAAAGTCCGTCTGCCAGATGTCCCGGATCAGCGGTCCAGTCGGCTCCATCACGCAGCCGATGAAGCCCTGATTGACCGCGGCCAGCATCACAGCCTTAGCGCATAGCGCCCTGGTCTTGCCGGCGCCATAGCCCGCACTGATACCAAGGATCTGCGTTGCGGTGTCATCTACGAACGCAAGCTGCCCAGGGTGCAGGTCAGCTCGGATGCGGGTGAGCAGGTCAGCGGTGTCCTCAGGCGTCTGCTGCTGCATGAATGACAGCAGCGGTACTGGTTCGCAAATGCCGCTGACAATGCTCACGACATCTCAAACCGCAATAGCCGAGCTTGCTTCTCTACGGCAGTCATGGCTAGACCGACTTGGTTGTTCTCGCGTGCAATGCGTTCGTAATCCTGCAGCCGCGCCAATGCGGCCTCTAGCCATTGAGGCCGCTCCAGCTCGGCGTCAAGCGCTATTAACTTACGCGCTTCAGCCAAATAATCACGCACTTGACGTTCGCTTACTCCCCACTTTTCGGAACCGTACTGAACAATTTGATTATGATTCCATGCGCGCAAAAGCAAACCATAAACCTCATTAACCCGGTTTTGGATCTCGTCTTTGGTGCTTTTGCGCGCCATTGTATTACTCCCGGATTTGGACTGGCATCACCAGATAAGTCTGGCCGATGACGACAGGCGAGGTAGATGTGTTGGCCTGGATGGTAATCATAGTGTCAGTGTATCCCTTCAGTCCATCCATAAGGTAATGGACGTTGGCGGCCAGCTGCGGCAGCTTGCCATCACATGCGACCGATTCAGCGCCGCTGCTGGTTTCGGATTCGGCGGTCACTTCAATGGCGCCAGCCTTGACGGTCAGTCGCACGATGTCATTGGGTGAGACGCACGCGATCCGCTCCAGTGCTGCAAGGAGCGCTTCACGGTTGCAGGTGGCCAAGGTCTTGAAGGTGGCAGGGATCAGCTGCTGCACTGATGGATAGGTGCCATCCAAGGTGCGGGTGATCATGCGCGTGGCCGTATCGAGCTGGATTGCGACGTGGCCGCCATCCACCGCAAAGGACGCAGGGTTCCGCACCTGAGCCATAGCCCGAGCAGGGATCACTACATCCATGTCCGGCGCATTGCAGGTCAGCGTGCGCGATGCAAGCCGGTGGCCATCGGTGGCTTCAATACGCAGCTCCTTGCCATCGGAGACCAGGTGAATGCCCGTGAGCACCTGTTTTGATTCATCAGTGCTGGCTGCCACCAGCACAGCAGCCAAAGGCGCCGCCAGGTCGATCGCAGCGCCATCAGCAGCCACCACTGCGGGCAGGCCGGGGAAATCATCCGCAGAAGCCGCCGAGAGGCTGTAGGAGCCGCCTGCAGTGGCCAGTGCGACGCGATCACCGTCAAGGGTCAACGAGACCACGCTGGCGCCATCCAGACGCCCTGTGATGTCCGCCAGAAGGCGATGCGGCACGACGGTCGCGCCAGCAGTGTCAACCATGGCATCAATGCTGGTCTGTATGCCGATGCTCAGGTCGTAGGCGGTGAGCTGCAGCTTGCCGCCAACGGCTGCCAGCAGGACGCCCGAGAGGATCGGATGAGTCTTGCCATTGCCGACAGCGCGCGCCACAGCACGTAGCGCACGGCTCAGGTCGGATTGGGTGCAGGTGATCTTCATTGAGCAGCAGCTTCAGAAAGGGAACAAAGGATGCCATCGCAGTCGGCTTGGAATGATGCCACCAGCTCCAGTGGGATGGGGTGCTCATCATCCTGCGCGTTGTCGCGGATGGCATCGGCATAGGCGCGTGCCAGTGCCAGCGTGTCGTGGAGCCGGTTGATCACCGGCGATTGCTTGGCGGGAATGTCAATGGTGTCCATGGTGCAGCCTTGTGGCCAGTGCAACCCTACTCCGCCGTGATCCATCCTGCAACAAACCTAACAGACCTAACGCATTCCTAACGGGCTCTGTTAGGCGCAAACCCCTTGCCAGCACTGGGTTCTCTCCCTTACCTAACAGACCTAACAGAAAAAGGTATAGATACATATGAGAGAAGACCTTACCTACTGGGTAGGGGGTACTACTCCTCTCTATAAGGGGGTCTTCCGAAAATCCGTTAGGACCGTTAGGTTCGTTAGGAATGAGTGGTGGACTGGGTTTTGGGCCTAACAGGCGCCTAACAGACCTAACAGCTCGATGCTCATTTGCACGGCACGGCTGGTTCCGCCGCCACCTTTGAACCAAACAGCGCCGGTCTTCACAGCACCTGGCAGGCGCGCCAGCACGATCGGCCAGCAGTTGCTCCATGCCGTATCGGAGAGCATGTGAGCGATGGCGTTAGCCGTGTTGCTGACGATCACGCAGCCGTCCTCAGCCTTGATGCCATGACGTCCGAGCACGTTCTGTGCCTCGGTCGGCGTGACATGCGGATCACTGCCGCGGTGCAGCGCCAGCTCAACCAGCTCTGCGATGGTGCGCGTGACGGTGCGGTCACCTTCGACGCGAAGCTGGTGCTGCAGGATCGTCTGCAGGCAGCGGCGCTCGTCTGGCACCTCCACAGCCTGGCTGTAGGCAGTCCAGTCATTCTGTTCGATCAGCGCCCATGCCTGATCGCGGGTGACCACCTCACGCGACTGCAGCGCCCATGCACCGGCCAGCAGGGTGCCGTACTGATCGCCAAGGCGCTGTGAGTCGAATGCTTCGGCCGCGGCCTTGACAAACACCTTGACCGACTGGCGGATGGTGGGAATAAGCGCGATGGTGCGCGCGATCAGGCGTTGACCGACCTGCTCCGAGATGAAGCGATCCAGATCGCGGTCCAATGCCTCCCAGTGCGCGGTGCGTTCATCCTTTGGCAGCTCGGCCGGGTTGCGGAGCGTGAGCTGCGCAAAGCGGGACTTGTCGGCGCCCTGCTTCAGCGCGGTGGCAATGCTGCTCATCAGAAACATGGAGCGGATGGTGTACCGCTGCGTGTCACCTTCTGGCGAGCCCTTCAAGGTATGCGCGCGGCTTTCGCTGCTGGCGACCCGGGCGAGGCCAAGCACTGCCTGCATCCGCTGCTGATCGTTGCGCTCATTGCTCTCAGCTTCATCAAAGACCACCGGCAGCGCATCCGCGCGCAGGGCCTGCCGAATGCCGGGCTCGGTGGTGTTGCCTGCCACGATGAGGCCCATGTCACCGAGGAGTGGGGTGACATAACGGCCGAGCACCTCGGACTTGCCGGAGCCGGATCCTGCGGTCAGCCAGGCATGTGGCCGCCAGTCAAGCGCGCCGCAGATGGGTGCCAGCGTGACCCATCCGGCCAGCAGCATCCCGGATGCCGGCACCTCCCACAGGAAGCGCTCGGCAAGGTCCAACACCTGGAAGGCTGCGGCGTCATCCAATGGCTGCACGCCGGATGGCCCCTGCAAGCGGCTGAGGCGCTGGTAGACGTAGCTGCTGCCGGTGATGCCATCGCATACGGTGCGGCTGGTGCCATCAACGATCAGCTGATCACCGAGGTGCAGCACAGATCGACCGCCATCCCACCATGCACCGCGGCCGCGGATGCGATCGGGAGAGTAGACGCCAGCCGCGGCCTGTTGGGTGAACATGCTGCTGGCGGCTGCAGTCCAGTTGACGCCTGTCTTGCTGGGATAGAGCGTCTCCCAGTACGACAGCGGCGCCAGCGCGCATAGGTTGGTGCCGGTGTGGCTGCTGCGTGATAGGCGGCAGACCTGACCGGTGCTGATCGGCTGGTAGTAGTAGCCATCACCGTCAAAGCCAAGGCAGGTGAAGTGCTCACCAGCTGCTGGCAACGGCTCGGGGTCTGGCTGCGCTACCGGATCAGACGGCTCCGGCGCCGCGGTTGGCGCCTCGATTGGCGGTGAGCGGTTTGCCTTGAGGTAGGCGGCAGCTTGAGATGGCGTCCATGTGGCATCAGCAAGATCCCACCCATCGGCAACGCCATCGGGCGTGGCGACGATCCGCACCTGTGCCACGCCGATCGACAGGAGACGCCCTGCCAACTTGACCATCGCCTGGCGGCCGACATCATCAGCATCAGGCCATAGCGTGCAGCGCCGCCCAGCCAAGGGTGACCAGTCGGCCTTGTCGATCGCTTTGCAGCCTGATGGCCAGGTGGCGACCGCCGCCGATGGGAACAGGCGTGCAGCGGCGTCGGCGGTCTTCTCGCCTTCAACGATCAGCACCGGCGCATCAGCAGCCCGCCGCGACCAGTACAACGGCCTTGGTGCTGGCGGGGCCTTCCAGCGCCAGCCGGCGCCGTCGTACCAAAGTGGTCTGATCTTCTTGCCAGGGAAGCGGCAGACGATGAAGGTGCCGCTGTACTGCCATACCTGCTCAGCGCCGGCAGTCGGTGGATCCGGCACTACCGATAGGTGCTGCTCAATGCGCTGGCACGCTTCGGCATATGGCCAGCCGGTGATGCGGGTCAGCAGGTCCATGCCATTGCCGCCTCCGCCGGCGCCATCCTTTCCGCCGCATTGGTTGCAGAACCATGAGCCGGTGCCGTCCTTGTCGTCGAAGCGGTAGCGATCACTGCCGCCGCAGCATGGGCAGGGCTGGTGCTTGTCGGTCAGCTGGTCAGCAGTAACCCCGCCCAGCGACGCCAGCAGGTCCGGCCACCTGCCGCGCGTGAGGTCTTGGATGGTCATTGCTTAAGCGCCCGCTCCAGTAGCACGCGGATCGCTGTTGCACGCGACATGGCATCACCACGCCAGGCATCCAGCCGCCGCAACAGCTCAGGCGTCAGGCGCACGGGTGTGGGATGGGCAAGACGCATCAGCTCGCGGTGGGGGCTTGCGGACTGTAGCCGCCGCTGCTACGGTCAGCAAGACTTGCACCCACGCGACGCGCTCTGTATGATTCACGCACGCGGCACGCTCAACGCGACAGCCGCGCACAACACAGCCCCCGCCACTCGGCGGTTTGACCATGCCTGCACGGCGCCTTTTCAACGGTGACTCCAAGACCGCCCTGGAGCCCCTCTGCCTGTCTGCCGACGATCTCCTGGCCCGCCTGTCGAACAAGACTGGGCTTCAAGATCTGATCCTGGAAAACAACCGCGATCACCTGATCAGCGGCAAGGCTTACAACACTGCTGGCTATGTGCTCCAGCTCATCGAGTATCTCGGCCGCAAATGCACCGTGGGCGAAGTCGTGGCTGCCGGTGATGGCGACCTGACTGAACGCTCAGTGGTTGCTGGTGTCGGCAAGATCAATGTCCTTCTCTACAACCTCGTCGGGCTGCGCCTGACGCTGGTGAAAGAAAGCGGCGAAATCCGCCTGGTCAACGAGTCCGATGCGCTGATGGCGACTGAGAAGTTCGCTGCCAAGTTCAGCAAGGTGCGCGACGAGTTCGTTCGCACCATGGACGCCTACCGCGCCACTGGTGGCGATGTTGCCGGTTTGCTGGCCGCCAGCGAAGCCGGACGCAAGCTGGCTGACCTCAGCCGCGTCTTGGCTCCTGCGACGGAAGAAGAGGTGGCTGCAGCTGCCTGATCACTGAAGGAAAAACGGGGCCGCCGAAACATGCTGTTTTCGGCGGCCCCATCAACACAGCAATGCCATCATGACAGACCTTGTATCCATCGGCCCTCCGTTGGGCCTGCAATCCACCAGTGTTGAAATGAGCCCCGAGCAGCGGTGCTCGATTCGCGTCCGCAACATTGAGTTGCTTTGCGATCTCGACTGGCGGGCTCGACTGCTGCTGGGCGCTGAGCTGACCGCCATGAAGTGGACCGGCGAGTTCATGACCGACACGGTTTGGACTTCTGCTGATACTCAGCGGGATTGGGTTGAGTGGCTAAAGCGGCGCGACTTCCGGCTAGAAGGTGGCGACCGACCAATCAATGATCAGACTGCAAACACGATCATCATGTTGTCGGTGCTCTACGCCGGCTTTGTTGCTGAAAACGAAAGCCGTGCAGAGCGTGGCCTACTGCCGTTGCCACTGCCAACAAACGTGAGTCAGCTGCGCCCGTATCAGTCAATGATGCAGCGCGTTGATGACTGGGAGCGCCCGGCCTCCCTGTCTTCGCTCAGCAGGATGGAACCTCCCTTTGCTGAGGCCCAGCCCGAGGTAATTGCTGCTTGGCAGGAAGCCTGGGAGGCCATTCCACCCGACAAGCGCGACCGCAAAGGCGAGGCCCGTCCGCCGACCGAAGCCGAATCCCAGAAATACCTGCGCCAGAAGGAAGGGCTGAAACAGCTGAAGCAGCGCGAAGAGCGCGAGATCGAGGAGGCCAAGCAAAAGGCGCTCACTGTTGGGCAAAAGCCTGCTGACCCCGAGCGTCAGGCCAAAGCCGCCGCTCCACCAAAGGCAACCAAGAAGCCGGCGCCACCGAAGAAGTCGGCCGAGGAGCTGGAAGAGGAGCGCCGGCAGTTCCAGCTGCAGCAGGACGTTCAGAGCTACCGCCTGAAGCTGAACAACCTGCAGCAGTCGGCTGAATCGCTTGACGCCTTCCTGCGCAACACCCTTGCCAGGGAAGGATCAGAAGCGTATCTGCAGGCAATGCGGCAGGTAGATCGCGGGATTTTCTCTGTCAGCGATGACATCAAGAAGCTCCGCGATGCAGTGGTGGTCTGCCAGTCCATCTACAAGTTGATCACTGAGCCATACGTTGCGCCTCAGCCGATCAGTCGTCGTGAGGTTGATCCATCTACTGCCACAATCGACCTGTGATCGCCATGACAAGTGCAATCGTTCCACGCCGCATTTTTGACGAGGAGGATCAACCGTCATCATTAGACCTAAGAGATCAAGGCCTCATTCGCGTGCATGGCACTATACCCATTGCATTGAATGAGCGACTTAAGGCAATGGCGCGCAGTCAGGGCAAGCACGCTAGTCAGTTGATTGGCGAGCTGATTCAAAAATCAGCCGCCGAAGTTGACAAGTACGAAGCAAAGCAAGCCAAACTGCAACTTCAGCAGCAGTTTGGTCCGAACTGGCTGCAGATGCTGCAGGAGGTGGACTGATGACCAAAGACCTCTACCGCACAATGCCGTGGCACATCATCCAACAGCCAGACGGCACCACCGATCCAGCGCTGGTGCGCTTCGTTAAGTACAAGGCCAATGGCAAGGCATTGGATCAGGTCGCACGCTGGACGCAGCGCGGCTGGGATCCGCGGCGCTGGCAACCTGCCAGGGTGCCAGCTGCTGTACTGAAGTCCGTCGAAACGCAGATGCTCGCCTGGGGGGATCAGCAGTCATGGCAGTGACCCTCCGCCCCTACCAGCAGCAGCTGGTGACTGACATCCGCTTGCAGTACCAGCTCGGCAAGCGCAGCGTGCTGGCGGTGCTGCCCACTGGCGGCGGCAAGACCGTCTGCTTTGCCTACATCGCTGATGCCGCCAGCCGCAAAGGCAACCGCGTGCTGATCCTTGTGCATCGCGCGGAGCTGCTGGACCAGGCCAGCCGCAGCCTGCCGATGCACCACGGCATCATCGCCGCCAATCGCGCCATGGACTTGAGCCATGCGGTGCAGGTGGCCAGCGTGCAAACGGTGGCGCGGCGGCTGCATCTGCTGCCGCGGGACATGTTCCAGCTGATCGTGGTGGACGAGGCCCACCACACCACAGCTGGCACGTGGGCGCGGACGCTGGAGCACTTCAACAGCGCCAAGCTGCTAGGGGTGACAGCAACGCCGATCCGCGGTGATGGCCGCGGCCTTGGCGAGCATTACCAGGCCATGGTTGAAGGCCCGAGCGCGCAGTGGTTGACCGACAACGGCTACCTGGCGGCTGCGCGGGTGCTGGCACCGCCGGGCTTCAGCGCCACTGGCCTGCGTAAGCGGATGGGCGACTTCGACCAGCGCGATGCTGAGCAGCAGGTGCGCGCGATCCATGGCGACTGCGTGAGCCACTACCGGCAGCACCTGGCAGGTCAGACCGCCATCGCCTTCTGCTGCAGCGTTGCCCATGCCGAGGCAGTGGCGGCATTGTTCCTGCAGGCTGGCATCCCAGCCGCCAGCATCGACGGCACCATGGATGCCACCACGCGTCGCCAGCTGCTGAGCGACCTTGGCAGTGGCCGCATCAAGGTGCTGACTTCCTGCGCATTGATTGGCGAAGGGGTGGACGTGCCGAGCGTCGGGGGCTGCATCCTGCTGCGACCCACGGCCAGCGTGGGCCTCCACCTGCAGATGATCGGCCGATGCCTGCGACCATCCGGCAGTAAGGTGGCTGTGGTGCTCGACCATGTAGGCAACTGCCTGCGGCTGGGTCACCACCTGGAGCCGCGCGAATGGACGCTGGAGGGCCTCAAGAAGCAAGACCGCGAGAAGGCGCCATCGGTCAAGGTCTGCCCGAAGTGCTACGCCGCAATGGCCAGCCAGGCGCGGGTGTGCGGCGAGTGCGGGCATACGTTCGCCGCTGAGGTGCGCGAGCTGGAGCAGGTGGATGGGCAGCTGGTCGAGATGGCCGCCCGCCAACGCAAACGCCAGCAAGGCACCGCGCAGTCCCTCGACGACCTGCGCCAGCTAGCGCAGCAGCGCGGCTACAAACGCGGCTGGGCTGAGCGGGTGTACCAGGCCAGACTGGCTAAGAGGCATGGGCTGTGAGGGTGCTCGTCGCCTGCGAATACAGCGCCCGCGTCCGTGATGCCTTTAGGCGGCATGGTCACGACGCATGGAGCTGCGACCTGCTGCCATGTGAAGGTGACCCGCAATGGCACCTGCAACAGCCTGTCGAGCAGGTGCTAAGCCAAGGATGGGATCTCATGATCGCCCATCCGCCATGCACGCATCTGGCGGTCAGCGGCGCCCGGCACTTCCATCGCAAGCAGCAGGATCAGGCTGATGCCCTCGACTTCGTGCGATTGCTGATGGCAGCGCCGATCGACCGCTGGTGCATTGAGAACCCGGTCAGCATCATCAGCACTGCCATTGCCCCCCCCACGCAGCTGATTCAGCCTTGGCAGTTCGGCCATGGCGAAACGAAAGCCACATGCCTTTGGCTGAAGAATCTCCCGATGCTGAGGCCGACGCAGATCGTTGATGGCCGCGAGCCGATTGTGCATCACATGCCGCCTGGTCCTGATCGGTGGAAAGCGCGCAGCCGCACATACCAAGGCATTGCCGCCGCCATGGCTGAGCAGTGGGGCGCACGTACGCTGCCGCCAGCGATGGAGCAGCTTTGTCTGAACAGCGCATTCAACAGGAGATAAGACTTGCCCTCAGCCGGGGCCCGGTGCGCCTGTACCGCAACAACACCGGCACATTGCGGGACCAGCATGGCCGCCCGGTGCAGTTCGGCCTGGCGGTTGGCAGCGCTGATCTGATCGGCTGGACCACGCGCACGATCACACCAGACATGGTGGGCCGGCAGGTGGCCGTGTTCACCAGCATCGAGGTGAAGAGCGCCACCGGCCGACTGCGCCCAGAGCAGCGGCAATGGCTGGAGGCGGTGCAGGCCGCAGGCGGCATCGCCGGTGTCGCGCGCAGCGTTGAGGATGCGGCACGGTTGACAGGGGATGCGCAGGGTGTATGATGGTTGCACGGGGCGAAAGTCCCGCCTTCATTGCGACCCCAACCATGACCCTCCAAGCAGTGCTCCAACTCAAGGCCGCCGAGCGCGCAGCTAAGGATGCTTTCTTTGCCGCCGCTGGCGCCCCCGGCAGCAAGATGACCGCCAAGCAAATGAAGCTGCAGGCTGCCATGATCGCCGCCACCAATGCCCGCCAAGCTGCCATGACTGCCTACGCCGCAGCCCTCTGACCCTCACGCGGCCAGCCGGAGCCGCACCCAATCCGGCAACCACTCATTGCGACCCCAACCATGGATCTGATTCTCTGGCTGCTGCTGCCTCTGCTGCTGGTGGTGGCTGTCATCCTCTGGCTCACCGAGAGCCGTGAGCAACGCATCCGCCGCTGGTACAAGCAAGGCATGAGCCAGCGGTGCATCGCTGATCGGCTGTGCTGCAGCCGTTACGCCGTCCGCAAGGTGCTGGCATGAGCAACGCCATCTGCTTCCTTATCGCCGCGGCCACTGCTGCATTCATTGGCATTCACGCCGCCGACTACCCATCCGCCACTCATTCCGGCACGCAGTCCTACATCCGCAAATGACCTCCTCTGATTCCTACTGGACGCTGCAAGCCGCCATCGCATACGGCGGTGGCTTCATGCGGCGCCTTGCTGAAGCCGGCATTGCTGCCGATCCCAACAACCGCCAGCGCCTGCTGCTGGCATTCCCGGAGCTGCAGCAGTGCTACGGCCCGCAGACGTTCCTTCACCGCCAAGCGCGAGGTAACGCATGATCAGCAACGCCGACTATCACGCCGACCCGGCCATCAGTGCCAGCCACCTGCACGCGGTTGCCGCCAGCCCCTACCACTACTGGAAGCGGTTCATTGATCCGAACCGCCCAGTGGTGCCGCCCACTGCAGCCATGCGCCTCGGCAGCCTTGTGCATTGCGCAGTGCTGGAGCCTGACGAGCTGAGCGCGCGCTACGGCATTGCGCCCGATCGCCGCACCAAGGAAGGCAAGGCCGCTGCTGCTGACATGGAGGCCGCTGGTATCGAGCCGGTGTCAGCGGCCGACATGGAGCAGGCCATGGCCATGAGCGCCAGCGTGCGCAGCCATCGCGACGCCGCGGCCCTGCTCAAGACCGGCAAGGCTGAGCAGTCCTTCTGGTGGGATGACGCGATCAGCGGTCTGCGCTGCAAGTGCCGCCCGGACTGGATGACGAATGACACGCTTGTAGATCTCAAGACCACCACCGATGCCAGCCCTGCCGGCTTTGCCAGGTCGGTGGCGCATTGCCGGTATCACGTGCAGGCCGATCACTACCAGGCCGGCACCTTCGCGCGGCGGTTTGTGTTCATCGCAGTCGAGAAGACCTATCCATTTGCGGTCGGCGTCTACGAGCTGGACAACGACGCCATGGATCATGCCATCGTGCTGCGGCGGCAGAACCTGGACACCATCGCCGACTGCCGCGCGATCAGCGAATGGCCCGGCTACAGCACGCAGACCATCAGCCTGCCGCGGTGGGCACTGCAGACCTCTGACACCATCACATCCGATGACTTCTAGCTCCCTTGCGCTCTGGACCCCAGAGCAGACGCAGCTGATCGCTACTACCATCGCGCCCGGGTGCAGCAGCGACGAGCTGCGCCTCTTCGCCTACGCCTGCCAGCGCACTGGCTTGGATCCGTTCTCGAAGCAGATCTACGCCATCCGACGCAGTGGGCGCATGACCATTCAGGCCGGCATTGACGGCTTGCGCGCCATTGCTGAGCGCACCGGCGAGCTGGACGGCAGCCACACGGAATGGTGCGGTGATGATGGCCAGTGGGCTGATGTATGGATCAGCGCCAAGCCACCGGCTGCAGCGAAAACCACGATCTGGCGCAAGGGTTCATCGCATCCATTCATCGGCGTGGCGCGGTTCGCGGATTACAACGCCGGCCAGGGCCTGTGGAGCAAGATGCCAGCCGCGATGATTGCCAAGTGCTCAGAGGCGCTGGCACTGCGCAAGGCATTCCCCGCCAACCTCAGCGGCGTCTACAGCACCGATGAGATGGAGCAGGCCGAGGTGCAACCCGTCACGGTTACTGCAGCGCCTGCACTGCCTGCCGGTGATGCCAAGCTGTTTGCTGCTGGCAAGGCTGCCATCGCCAAGGCCAAGACGATGGACGACCTAGCCAAGGTCACCACACGCATGGAGGCCCGCAAAGGTGACCTGAGCGATGAGCAGAATGAGCAACTGATGCAGCTGGCGCTTAGCCGCGAGGCTGAGCTGACTGCGCCAGCCGAGGAGGATCCCTTTGATGATGACTGAGCCTTACCTGACCACTGAGCAGCTAGCCGCCCGCTGGGGCGTCAAGCCGAGCACGATCAAAGGCCAGCGCGCGCGCGGTTCGGGGCCACGCTATGTGACCCTGCCGCGCCTCGCTACGCCGGCCGGCACGCCACGGGTGCAGTACCCACTGGCTGATGTGCTGGCCTTTGAAGAATCCAACTCCATTACACCAATCAACCCATGAGCCTCTACGCATCCGGCATCGTCCGCATCATTAGCGAGCCACAGCTCAAAGCATTTGAAAGCGGCACTATGGTCTGCAACTTCGGCGGTGGCATTCAGGAAGGCAAGGACAAGAACGGCGAATACATTAACAATGCGATTGATGTTGAAGCATGGGGCAAGACCGCTGAGATCATCGTGGACAAGCTGAAGAAAGGTGATTCAATCTTTGTATCTGGCAACCTGCGAATGCAGGAATGGCAGGATAAGGACAGTGGCACCAAGCGCCGCAAGCATGTGCTGAGCGTGCAACGGTTTGAGTTCCTGCCGCGCGTCAAGGTTGAGGAGGACGTGTTCTGATGGGCTACTTGATCTGGCTGCTGATGATGGCGACTGCCTTTCTGGCGATTGGCAATCATCCCTGGCTGGCGTTGATGACCATGGTCATGGCCTTTGTCGTGAGGTGCTGCTGTGATTGAACTCTCCCCCGCCGCTAGGGCGGTGTTGGATGCTGCCATGCAGTACGAAATCAACCCTGAATGCTACTCACGGGAGATTGCTGCCGCCGCCCTGAAAGCTGCTGCTGATCAGGTGGTGCCTCTCAGCTATGAGGACTTGTGGACCGACGGAAGAATGCTTCAGTATGAAAAGCGCGATCCTGTGCGCGAAAAGTTTCTCGCCATCGCCGCCGAGCTGGAGGGTGGCAATGACTGACTTTCGTGCGCTGTGCGCTGAGCTGGTAGACGAGTTGCACTGCTACAAATACGTGCATCCTCAACACGACACTGACCTAATTGACCGCGCCCGCGCCGCCCTGGAGGCCCAGCCCGAGCCGCAGGGGCCACCAAAGAATTGCTGGCTCGACGATGAGCCGTATCTTTGCCCTAGCCCCTGTGTATTTGACGATCCTTCCGAAGTGATTGACAACTGCTTGGAGGCGCGCCACCTGAGCGAAAAAAACAAACCAAAGGAGGCATGTAAGTATTACCGCACTACTGCCCAGCCCGAGCCGGTGGTACTGACCCGCCCCGACTGCTTTAACTTCGCCATGGACTTCTTGGGCGGCACAGAAGAAGTCGAGGTGCGTAATTACATCGAAAGGCTTGAGTCCGCCGCCCGCGCCGTCCTAGCCCAGCCCGAGCCGCAGGGGCCGACGAATGAGGAGCTGCTGGCATCAGTGCGTCACTTTTATGGCGATCAGGCTGCTGCCGACATGGGAGCAGAAGACGATCTGCGTACAGCCCGCGCCGTCTTAGCCCGCTGGGGCCGCCCCGCCATCGAGCCGGTGCCGGTGAGCGAGGGGATGCCTGGCCCGGAGGATGTAAACGACGATGGCGAAGTATGGGTCGAAGAGCCCGCTTACGATTATCCGTTGGGTGACACTGGCGATTACGACAGCGAGCCCGGCAGATGGGTGCTAAGGCCGCTCTCGTCCCTTGATAAGCGCTTCAAACGACGCTGGCTCCCCAACGGGGCGCTGCCGGTGCCTGTAGTGGAGGGCGCCGATGGCTGACGCCCTGCTCGCCCTCGCCCTGCTGCTCGCCCTCGGCGCAGCGATTGAGCTGTGCATCAAGGCGATCTTCGTGCGCCTGCTGCCGTTGCTGCTGAGGCTGCCGTGAAACCACTCCAGCTGTACCGCGTGGCATTCAGCCACGCCGCACCGCTCCACCTGATGGCCCGTGACCTTGCGCACGCCATCACCAGTGGCAAGGAGCTGTGCCCTGATGCTCAGTTCCTCAGCGCCACGCTGATGCCCGAATGGGACAACACCGATGAAGCGTGATGCCTTGCGGCTCAGTCAGCACCAGTTCATTGAAACCAGCCGTGATCACAACGGCCGGTACTTCATCGCCTATTCCAGCGGTGCCAGCATATTTGTGCGCGACATTGCTGACCTTCGTCGATTTCTCAAGCTGCCGAAAGGCTTGCCCATGAGAGAATCACTTGAATCATGGCTCGCCAGTCTGGGCGATCAAGATGCCTCTCAACAACCTGAACCATGAGCACTGACAGCATTAAGGATTACCTGACCGAGATCGGTCGATTTCCGCTGCTGACTGGTGAGCAGGAGATCCAGCTATCCCGCCAGGTGCGGCGCATGATCGAACTGCAAGCCATGGAGGGCGAACGTACTAAGGCTGAGCTGCGCGAGATCAAACGTGGCCAGCGTGCGCGTGAAACCATGATGAACTGCAACCTACGGCTGGTAGTTCACATCGCCAAGAACTACGTGACCAGGCTCAAGTCTAATGGCCTTGAACTGATGGACCTGATCCAGGAAGGTGCCATCGGTTTGAACCGCGCCGTTGAGCTATTCGATGGCACCAAGGGCTACAAGTTCTCCACCTACGGCTACTGGTGGATCCGTCAGTCGATTACACGCGCGATTGATACCAAGGAGCGCCTGATCCGCGTGCCGCAGCATGTACTGGATGCCACGTACAAGATTGCCAAGATGCAACGTGAGCATCTGCAGCAACATGGCAGGCCGATGTCAACAGCAGAATGCGCTGAGCGAATGGAGATGAGTCAGCACGAGCTGCAATCGCACATTATGCGAAATGTGCCGCACAGCAGCCTAGATCAACTGGTCAGGGATGATGGGTCGCCATTGGTTGACATGATCGTTGACGATCATCAGCCTTATGACGATTCGTTGTCCGTGGAATACTGCGAGCAGCTGCAGCTGGCGTTGTCATTCCTTGCCGACCGGGATCGCGATATTGTCGCCAGCTACCACGGATTAGGAGCGCCTAAAAAGACGCAAGGCAAGATTGCTGAAGAGCTTGGCATAACGCGCAGCGCGGTTGGCCAGATCCATGATCGGTCGATGCGGCGGCTTCGTTTGATGCTCACCGAGAAACGCTGATGTTTCAAGATGGGCGATGTGACCAGTTGCTTGCTGAATGAGTCGCGTGTAGTAGGCATTCTGCTTAATCAGCGAGGCACACAATGATCGCACATCCCTATCGTCTGGATGTATCAATGCGCTGCGTGATTGCGCTTCGATGCGCAGTTCTTCCTCGATGGTCCATTTGACCATCATCCACTCACCCCATGTCATGGTGTCATATCTTCAGTCCATGCTTCAATCTTAGATTGCCGCTCATCCGTCCATGATGACTGCAGCTTGAACCATTGCCGCCAGTGTTCACTGCCTTTGCTACGGTTGCATTCGCGGCAGGCTGGCACAAGGTTGCTGACGACGGTGTTGCCACCTTTGTGGCGCGGCTTGACGTGATCCAAGGTGTCGGCCGCGGCATCGCAATAGGCGCAGCAGTGCTGCCATGCTTCGAAGATTTGCTGCCTGAACCGTTGCTTTGCGGAGCGCTTGGGGACGAGAGATGTGCCATCAATCTGATGATCCACGCAACTCCGGGATGGGTAGGACGTTAACCGAGAGGCCCAGGATGTGATCGTTAGATGGAGCCAATTCTGTTAGGCGAGAAACGAAATCATCACTAACGGTTTCGGGGTCGTCGTCTTCGCTTTCGACGACGATGGTGTACTCGATCTCTAGGACGTATTGCCTCATGTCGTCGGAGTGCAAGTGATCTCAACACCTCCGCGTCTGCGTGGTCGTAGCGTAAGCCAGATTCCGCCGAGTGACTTTGGCATCACAATACGCTCCACCGCCCAGCCGCCGGTTCCTCCAAACTCTTCCTTGTAGGTGCCGCACTGTACGTGCCAGCGCTGCTCCACCCATGCGCGACCGTTTTGATCGACGCGGTAGCAGGAATGAGCGACGATGCTGCGCTCATGGTTGTGACCATTGACCAGTACATCAGCATCTGGAGCGATCGAGGCATAGCGACCGCCGCCCATGGTGCCTTTGGTGATGATGCCGCCCCATGCGCCATGGTGGAAGAACAACATGCAGCGCCTGGTCTTGCTGTTGTTGTCCTGCGTAAAGCTGAACCTGATCCAGCCTTGATAACCCATGTGCTCGATGTTGCTGCCGTTGTTGCGCATCAGCCTTACAACATTCTCCAGTGGGTCAATCTCCTGGTTATTGCTTACGGCGGTTTCATGGTTGCCATCACCTGCCATGAGGATGATGTCTTGCCATGGCTTGAAGAACTCAGCCGCCTCACTGAATACGAGGTCAAAGTAATTACCGCCTAGGTGTTCGGGGCGAATGTCGCCCTTACTTGCTCTGCGGTCCTTCTTGCCTTGCATCAGGCAGAGCACATCTCCGAACATAAGAACGTGGCCATTCTGCGCTCGGCATTCATCGAGGTGCTTGCTCAGCAGCTTACGGTCACACTTTGGGTTGTCTAAGTGAATGTCACTTAGTAGCAGGAATGTCGCTGTTTCACTGAACGCTGCGTAGGGGATGCGCAGCTCTAGAAGCTCTGGCGTCTTGCGAATAGATGTGATGTTCACAAGACGGGGCTCCGTGTGTACTTAGCCTAAGGGGCGTGGCTTACAAGCATCGCCCAGCCGGTGCCGGGGCCATCAACCTCCCATCGGCGCAGCCAGTTCTTACGGCTATAGGCAATGCCTGCACCGTTGGTGTGGTTGACGTAGCCGCCGTTCACCATGTCGGCCTCACCGTTCGGATCGTTGTGGATGTAAGCGCCGCTGGTTGCGCCGATGATCACGGACCAATGGCCGCCGCCGGTGGGTGCGCCGACAGGCCCCTTGTGCAGCCAGCCCACCATCACGGGGCGCCCGGCCTCCAGCTCGGTGTCGATGGTGGCAGCATTGCAGTTGGTGCGCAGCCGCGCGTTGAGCCCCAGGGACTGCAGCGCTTTGATTTGCGCTTGCGCGTCGGTGGTATCGCCGAAGCGTGCGCGGATCTTGTTATAGGCATCGTCGCCGCTCACCTTGCCGTAGAACTTGGCCACCATGGCAGCGCTGCTGCTGAAGCATTCGCGATAGCCGGTGCCGCTGGCGTTGTCGTTCTGCGCCTCATACGTCACACGCAGCAGGACGCCCTGCTGTTGCAGTTGCGGGATGCCCTTCTGCCAGAGTGCGCCCTCAGCCTTCCGGCGGCGCAGTAGGCCAGCCTCAACGGCACTGCCAGGGTTACGGTAGAGCAGCATGGCTGCTGGCACCGATGCCCAATCCTTATCGCGCAATGCTGCGCTGATGGTTTCAAGCCCAGTGCTGCCGTAGAACCCAGCGCCGAGGTTGTAGGCAAAGCTGATCAATGCGCAGCGCTGCGGATCGCTCATGCTTGCCCAGTGCGGGATTGCACGCAGGCGGTCTGCGATGCGATCCACCTCAAGGCGGAGCAGCATGTCAGCTTCGATGACGTTGATCTTGTCGCCGCGCTTGACCGGATCGCCAGCGCCATAGCGCGTGGTGCCGTATCCGATCGTCCACGGATCGCCGCCGCTTAACGGATCAGGGTAGGCGCTCAGGTGACAGCCCTCGAACTCCTTGATGATCTGGATCGCATCGGCCAGATCGGTCTGCACACCGGCTGTACTCCATGTCTTGAACCATGGCTGATCGCGGCTCAGAGGGCGCGGACCGATTGCAGCTTCCAGTTCGCTAATCGCCGCCAGCTGATGCGGCAGCCCTTTGAAGTAGCGGAACAGATCAACCAGCCTGAGCTGCGTCATGG